GCACGTAACAATGATGGCTCTATCATCGCCTACGGTTCTGGTTATACAAATAACTAATTAAGACGGCGGGGCAACCCGCCTCTTTCACCGTCTAGGAGAAATTATGTCAGCAAGACCATCAAACACATTCGTATCACCCCCACATTCCGTAACCGTTCAAGGCGCCTACGAACCTTTTGACTTGCAAGTAGCTCGTAATCAGATCATGGGCCACGACCATATTGACCTGTTCGGCTACAGCACAGCAGTTGGCTCTACAGCAATGGGCCCGCTTTGGGAAGGTTTAACAAGCTCTGGCGGTAACTATCCATTTCCAGGATCTGCAGGCACGATCTCTGTAGTTAGCGCATCTGCAAGTGACACCGCAGTAACTATGCTTATCAGCGGATTAAATGCAAGTTTTGTTCCAATTACCGAGTCCGTTGCGTTAAACGGCACAACTGCAGTTGTAACCACACAATCGTTTTTGCGTATTAACAATGTAACAACAACCGCAGGTAATGCGGTAGGTAATGTCACGTTTACCCGTGGCGCTACAGTTATTGCTCAAGTTAACGCAGGCATAGGCCAGACCCAAATGTCTGTCTACACAGTGCCAGCGGGATACACATTGTACATCACTTATTTTCAGGGCGATGGTAACACGACAACAACATCCGGTGCGTTTATGAATACACGCCTAAGAACAACACAAAACCCATCTGGTGTGGTGTTAGTTTCGGGTCAGGCTACTTACTTGAACAACCTTACTGTAGCTTACGGTGTGCCATTTGCGCTTACTGAAAAGACCGACTTTGAGTTCCAGTTCCAAGGATCTGGTGGCGCCGGGGCACGTCAAAACTGTTACGTTGGTGGTTACTTAATCAAGAACGATAGTCAGACTCCGTAACTATGCCAGTATACCTTGATACTCGAGGTAATTCAGTCCTGTCTGTGGCGATCTGTGATCGCTGCAGCAGGAAGTTTGCGTACACCGATTTAATGCCCGACCCTAACTTTCCGGGCATGCGCGTGTGCGCGGCAGATAAAGACAATTACGACCCCTGGAGATTACCGGCGCGTCAGACAGAAAATATTGCGTTGCGTTTCCCACGCCCAGATGTATCTGTGGCAACGGGTCCAGTAAGTGGACAACAAATTGTTACCGATGGTGGAGCAAATAACCCACCACAAAATGACAGCTTCTTTATTGATGGCACACCACCTAACGCTGGCGAGTCTGGCGACTTAAAACTATAATTATAAGAGACCGTAATGGCAGATCGTTCGATAACACAACTACAAGTAGCTGGGCCGTTAACAGGTAACGAGGTGACTGTTGTTGTCCAAAACGGCGTAACAAAACAAACACAACTTCAAGACATTTCTAACTTAGGTGGCCCAACTGGACCCACAGGGCCCATGGGTCCCACAGGCCCAACAGGACCAACCGGCTGGACTGGCCCTACTGGCCCACTAGGACCCACTGGTTCAACGGGCGCGCCGTCAAACGTAACAGGACCCACTGGCCCACCCGGGGCAGTAGGACCAACGGGTCCGCAAGGTATTGCTGGCCCGACAGGCCCGCAGGGCATACAAGGAGCCACCGGTGACACCGGACCGCAAGGACCCACTGGACCACAGGGAATACAAGGCGCCACTGGCCCCACTGGCGCTCAAGGGCCGACGGGGGATACAGGACCGCAAGGACCCACGGGACCACAGGGTATCCAGGGTGTGACTGGCCCTACAGGTGATACAGGCCCGTTAGGCTTACAAGGCGCCACCGGACCGACAGGACCACAGGGCTCATCGTCTAGTTTGTTTTTATACATGGCGAACACCACAATAACAAGTGGTGATCCGACCGCCGGATTTATTATCTGGAATAACGCCACACAAACCAGTGCGACACAGATTAATATTCACCACCTAACAGATAATAATATCGACATCGATATTTTCTTAGCGACGCTAGTAAATACCGAAGTCATTACAATCCAAGATCAAAGCGTTAGTGGTAACTTTCAGACTTGGACAATTAACGGCACGCCAACCAATGTCAACCCAAATACAGCGAATAGCTACTGGACAGTTCCAGTAACGCTAACAGCATCGGGCGGAACTGGAACAACTAATTTCGCAAACAACTTGCCACTATTTTTGGCAATTGTTAGTGGTGCACAAGGACCCACAGGACCCGTTGGACCAACTGGACCAACTGGACCACTAGGCCCCACTGGACCACAAGGTATCCAAGGCGCTACCGGCCCAACGGGTGATACTGGACCACAGGGAGCACAAGGCCCAACTGGTCCAACTGGCCCACAAGGTATTCAAGGCGCAACAGGTCCGACAGGTTGGACCGGACCACAGGGTCTTCAAGGACCCACCGGACCAACTGGCGACATCGGACCACAGGGGGTTACAGGACCAACTGGCTGGACTGGCCCCACTGGACCACTAGGGCCCACTGGACCGATTGCAACAACTTCGTACACTCGCACCAGTTTTACTGCAACTGGGGGACAAACTACTTTTTCAGTAGTCTACACCGTGGGATATATTCAGGTATTTTTAAACGGTGTATTTTTAGATAGTTCAGAATATACTGCAAACAACGGAACATCCGTTGTATTGGTTCAACCGGCAGTGGCAGGTGATATTGTTGACACGATAGCTTTTTCAGTGACAAATGTCAACATTAACAACGCAAACAATCTTATTGGTGGAATTGCAAGTCAAATTCCATACCAATCAGCACCAAGCACTACAGCATTTATTGCTAATGGCACGGCAGGTCAGGTCCTAACAAGTAACGGAACTTCTGCCCCGAGTTTTCAAACTGTTTCGGGCGGTATTTCGACAGGTAAAGCTATTGCTATGGCAATGATTTTTGGTTATTAAGGAAAAATAATGGCAAACCCAAACATAGTAAACGTAACGTCAATCTACGGTAACTCATCGTACCTAATACCAACGGCGACAAGCGCAACTCCTTGGACTGCCCTTACACCAGCCGTTGGAACCGTAAATAAAATTGACTACATCATGGCGGCAAATGTAACAGGTACAGCCGCTACCATAACGGTTTCTATTAACAGTGCGACGGGTGGTGGCGGAACAGCTTATCGATTGGCCTACCAAATTCAAGTTCCTGCTAATACTACTTTGATACTTTCTGACAAATCTACCGCAATTTATCTTGGTGAGTCACAGTCGATTGTGGTTACTTCAGGCACAACCAACGCAATTGAATTGACAGCGTCATATGAAGCAATAACCTAAAGAGCGGACTGATGTCAGATCGATACATTACCGCTTTTATTAACGCAGCATATGTTGGACCTAAAGCACCCAATGCACCAACTTCTGCAGTTGCCGTTAAAGGCAGTCAAAGTGCAGAAATAAGTTTTACCGCTCCATCTAACACAGGCGGTGGTGCTATAACCGGATACAGAGCAACATCAACACCTGGCAATATTACGGCTACGGGTGCTTCTTCACCAATTACAGTAACTGGACTAACTAACGGTGTAACTTATACATTTCAAGTAACCGCAATTAACGCTTTTGGTGAAAGTCCTGGAAGCAACGTAACCAACGCTGTAACCCCCAGTCTTGCTGGTCAAAGACTTTATACGGCAGGTTCTTTTACTTTTATAGTCCCAACAGGAATTACAGATGTTAGTGTAGTTTGTGTTGGTGGTGGCGGTGCTTCTGGATACGCTTCATATAATGGTGGTGCTGGTGGTGGGCTTAGGTATAAAAACAATATTGCTGTAACTCCTGGGCAATCAATTTCTGTAGTTGCTTCTGGGCTTAATTACTACAATTCTGTGGGCGGAAATTCTTCGTTTGGCACTAACGGCAGCGATGCTTTTTATTTTTTTGCTGGCGGTGGGCAAACAACAGGTCTTACTGGTGGCGGAGGCACAACAATTGGCGCTGGTGCAGATGGTGGTGGTAACGGCGGTAATACTGTTTACGACCAGATGGGTGGCGGTGGCGCTGGCGGTTATTCAGGTAATGGTGGTTCTAGTGGCACTAATGGAAGCGGAGGCGGTGGTTCTGGCGGAGCCGGAGGCGGAGGCGCTGGATACAGTAATGGCCCTTATGGCGCTTTTGCTGTTTATTGCGGTAATGGCGGCGGTGTTGGGGTTTTAGGTGCTGGCGCAAGCGGTTCTGGCGGTTACGGCTCAAGCGCTACTGCTAATGAAGCAACAAAAAATGGTACTGGTGGATCGGGTGGAACCACTGCTGCTGCTCTTCAAGGCACCGCTGGTGAATATGGCGGTGGCGGTGGGGGGTCTTATGTTCAAGCTGCCAATTATGGAACGGGTGCTCCTGGCGCAGTTAGAATTATTTACCCAGCAACAGGTGCTATAACACGTGCTTTTCCTTCTACAAATACAGGTGATTTGTAATGCCAACCTATAGCGGAATTTGGACGCCCTCGCAAGTAATGCAACAAGCTGGTTCAGGACTTTGGCCCGGAGTAACTCCACCTGGGCAAGAACTATATACAGGTAATTATTCGTCTGGGGGGTCTGTTACCTACACTTGGGTTTGTCCTCCAGGAATAACTTCTGTAAATGTACTTTGTATTGGTGCTGGTGGTAGCGGAAATAATTCGTCTAGCGGTGGCAGTCTAGGGGGTTCTGGTGGTGGTGGTTTAGGGTGGAAAAACAATATTGCCGTAACACCAGGGACCGGGTATACCGTTGCAGTAGGTAATATTTTTTATTCCTCTAATGGTGGTGACGGCGGAGAATCTTATTTTATTAGCGCTGGGACTGTAAGAGCTGGGGGAGGTATAGGCGCTAGAAATGGTGTTGCTGGCGGTACATATACTGGTGATGGTGGCGGTAATGGTGGTAGTGGTGGTGCAGGAGCTAACGGATACCCAAGCGTTCCATCAATGGGTGGTGGTGCTGGTGGTGCTGGCGGTTACACTGGGAATGGGGGTAATGGTGGCTCTTTTACTCAATATTCACCTGGCGGTGGCTCCCCTGGTACGGCTGGCTCTGGTGGTGCTGGCGGCGGTGGTGGTGGTGGCAATTACGAAGGTGCTCCAGGATACAATGGCGGTGGCGGTGGCGGCGGTGGAGTAGGCATTTATGGTCAAGGATCAAGTGGTGCTGGCGGTGCGGCCGGTGATCCCCCCTTTGGCGGTGGTGGTGGATCGGGTGGAAGTTCTGGAGGTAACCCTACTACAGGCCCTAATTATGCCACTTACGGCGGCAGTTACGGGGGCGGCGGTCCTTCAGCATTTTATGGTTATGGTTATGGCGGTGTTGGTATAGTAAGAATTATTTGGCAAGGCCCAACGCCTGGCACACCAAGAACATTTCCAGGATCTTGCCCAAATGTTTAATTTAAGGAAATAATATGGAACTTTTTATTCAAGTAGATGAAAACGGGCAAGCAAAAGAGCACCCAATAATGGGCAGTAATTTTCGGGAAGCGTTTCCAGATATTGATGTTAATAGCCTACCAAGTAACTTTGCTCGCTTTGAACGTGTACCCGCCCCATTTCCTGGTCCGTATGAAAAAAACCACAGAGTAAGTTATCAGAAACGTCCCGACGGTGTTTGGGCAGACGTACACACATGTGACTTAATGACAAGAGAAGAAATAGTTGCGCTTCAAGACCAAGTCAAAGCTAATTTTGCTGCAATTAATGGCCCTGCTTCTTGGACGTTTAACGAATTTACTTGCAGATTTGAACCACCTGTACCATTTCCAAATGACGGAAAAAACTATCGGTGGGACGAACCAACAACTAACTGGGTGGAGATAACGCTATGAGCCAAAGATGGACAGGTGGAATTATTTATGTAATTTTGCCAAGCACAAGCCGGGGTATTTTTACACTAACACAACAAATGCGTTATAAAAAATTAGGTATTTGGTCTTAAAATAGGATAAATATGGCACTCCCACGCAATCTAGGTAACTTAGCGCAAGGCGCAAACACATCGGGTGTTCTTCAGACAACCAATGGTGGCATAGGTTCAACCACGGGAAGTCTTGCTAATTGCACAGTAGACGGCACAAACGCCGTTGGTTATTTAACCATTCCACAAAACTCGCAATCATCAAATTACACATTAGCGTTAACTGACTCGGGCGACCATATTTTTCATCCCAGCGCTGACACATCCGCAAGAACATGGACTATTCCCGCAAACTCAAGTGTTGCGTTCCCAATCGGTACTGCGGTTACATTTATTAATCAAAATAGCGCCGGTGTAATTACAATTGCTATCACATCTGACACTATGCGTTTAGCAGGTGCAGGAACATTAGGCTCTAGGACATTAGCGGCAAACGGGATTGCTACTGCAATTAAGATTACCTCTACCGAGTGGATTATTTCAGGTACTGGATTAACCTAATGTCTGGGATCTTACAAGGCTTTTTGGCTAGTATTGGTGGCGGTGTAGCCCAAGGACAGCAAGCCTTTATAACTGCTGGCACTTATTCTTGGGTTGCTCCAGCTGGAGTTACTTCTGTTTCTGTAGTTTGTGTGGGTGGTGGCGGTGGTGGGGATTACTATTATGGTAGTGGTGGCGGTGGTGGTGCGCTTGCTTACATTAACAATCGTTCAGTAACTCCTGGAAATTCTTACACGGTCGTTGTTGGTGCAGCTGGACAAAAAGGTAATCCTACATCCGCTGGAGGAAATTCATACTTTGAAGCCACGAATGTAGTAAATGCTGGAGGCGGAGCCGCTGGTACTATATGGAGTACATCAACTACTGCCGCTGGTGGTACTGTACTTGCTGGTACTGGTGGTAATGGTGGTACAGCAAATGGCGTTTATGGAACAGGAAGTCCCTATACTGGCGCTGGCGGTGGTGGCGCTGGGGGGTATTCTGGAACTGGTGGTTTTGGGGGTGGTTCGATACCCTATGGGAGCACTTATACTAATGCTACAGCGGGAGCTGGCGGTGGTGGCGGTGGTGGTAATGGTAATGTAAGTGCTAGTGGTGGGAATTTTGGTGGCGGTGGTGGGGTAGGAATATTAGGGGAAGGGTCTAGTGGTGCTGCGGGAGCTAATGGTACTCGTAATGGTGGGGGTGGAGGATCTGGTGGAGCAAATGGAGTAAACGGAGATAGCTCATCTACTACAACAGTCGATGGTGGGAATTATGGTGGCGGAGGTGGATCTGCTTTTAATAATAGTATTTATGCTGGTAATGGTGGAGTGGGCGCAGTCCGCATTATCTGGGGAACAAATCGTTCATTCCCATCAACAAACACAGGCGATGTATAGTATTATAAATTTTTTAGAAAAAACAAAATATGAAAATTGCTGTATATGCAATTAGCAAAAACGAAGAGCAGTTTGTAAAAACATTCTGCGAGTCCAGTAAACTGGCAGATTATATTATGATCGCCGACACTGGGTCAACCGACAACACGGTCGAGGAGGCAAAAAAGTATGGGGCTGTTGTTCATAGCATTTGCATTTCTCCTTGGCGCTTCGATCATGCTCGGAACGCCGCTTTGGCGCTACTTCCCGCAGACATCGATGTCTGCATATCGCTAGACTTAGACGAGCAGTTAGAGCCGGGTTGGCGCGATGAGATAGAGCGCTTGTGGAGTAAAGACACCACGCGCATGAGCTATAAGTTTGACTGGGGCCACGGCAAAGTATTTTATAGTACAAAGCTACACAGCCGTAAGGGTTACCACTGGCACCACCCGTGCCATGAGTACATTAGGCCAGATCATAGAACAAAAGAAGTCTGGGCGTACAGCGAGATGCTACTCATCACGCACCACCCAGACGAAACAAAGTCAAGGGGCCAGTACTTGGACCTACTTGAGATGTCGGTTAAGGAAGACCCAAGCTGCCCACGCAATGCGTTTTATTATGCCAGAGAACTGACATATTACCAAAAGTGGAACGATGCGATTGTGGCACTGCAAAAGTATCTAGCGATGCCAGAGGCGTCTTGGAACAACGAGAGATCGTATGCCATGAGATTGATTGGTAACTGCTACGATAACTTAGGTCAAGACGGCATCGGTTGGTACCGCCGGGCAGTCTCAGAAGACGCTGGCGTGCGTGAGACCTGGTGTGAACTAGCACAGGCGTGCTACAAAAAAGGATTATGGGAGGAGTGTTACAGCTCGGCATGTAACGCACTCAAGCTGACAGAGTGTACCTTTACGTACACAATTGACGCACAAAACTGGAAAGCAAGGCCGCACGACTTGGCGGCGATTGCGGCGTACAGGTTAGGATTTAAAGAAGAAGCAATAAGACACGGCACTAACGCCCTGGAATTTGAACCCAATGACGAGCGACTATTAAAAAACCTCGGGTATTATAAGGAATAGACATGGCACAAGCAGGCTATACACCCATTAGTTTATATTACAGCACGACAGCCGCGGCTGTCCCCACGGCTGGAAATTTAGTTCCGGGTGAGCTGGCAATTAACATTAACGACGGCAAGCTGTACTATGAAAATAGTTCTGGCGTTGTTACCCTACTAGCACAAAGTAGTGCCACCTCACCAGTAACAACTCTTTCGTTTGGATCGACCGGGCTAACCCCATCGACGGCAACATCGGGGGCTATTACGGTCGCTGGTACATTAGCCGTTGCAAACGGCGGCACGGGCGTGACATCAACCGCAGCGGCGCCGTTTGCCCTAAAAGGCGCGAACTCAGACATTACCTCTTTAACTGGACTGACCACGGCATTATCGGTGGCTCAGGGCGGCACGGGCGCGACATCAACCGGTGCCGCACCATTTGCCCTAAAAGGCGCAAACTCAGACATTACCTCCTTAGCTGGTTTATCCACACCTTTATCGGTAGTTCAAGGCGGAACAGGTGTGGCAACACTAACCGCAAACAATGTTATTTTAGGTAACGGAACAGCAGCTCCTTCCTTTGTGGCGCCAAGTACTGCTGGCAATGTGTTAACGTCCAATGGTACGACATGGGCGTCATCACCACTCCCGGGCGGTGGCGGCGGGGGTGGGTTTGTCTCCGCTCAGTACTTCACGACCGCTGGTTCATTTACTTGGACTAGACCGGCAGGAGTAAACAAGATATATGTCTACGTCATCGGCGGCGGTGGTGGTGGGCGACAAGCTGGTACACAAACTCTTTGCGGCGGTGGTGGTGGTGGCTGCGCAATTAAATTATTAAACGTGACGTCTATAGCTTCAGCTCCAGTGATTGTTGGCCCCGGTGGCGCGGTTAATGCTGCGGGTGGTCCTTCAATTTTTAACACCACAATAGTTGGCGGTGGTGGCGGTGTTGGTAGTGAGGGTGGGGGCTACCCAATAGGCGGCGCTGGTGGGTCTGCAAGCGGTGGAGACTTAAATCTCACAGGTGGAACAGCCAGCGCCACTAATTATTCTAGCTCCGGCTTTGGCACCCCCGGCGGTGTCCCTGCATTTTTTGGGATAGCTGGTCCCGGTGGTGGGTATAGCGGCTCTCAAGGCCCCGGTTTATACGGCGGCGGCGGTGGCGGCAATGGTTACAGCGGCAGCGCTGGTGCTGGCGGTGACGGGATTGTTGTCGTATACGAATATAATTAAAAGGTAAAAACATGGGACACGTTGAATACTTAGAGTCTAAGGGAATAGATGTTGGTTATTCTGAAAAAAGAAAACTATCGTACCCACCAATTACTGACTACATAGATGGCGTCGTAAAGGGTGACCAGGCACAGATTGATAAATACATTGCCGACTGTTTGGCAGTGAAGGCAAAGTATCCTAAACCATGAGCGAACTAATTGACAAAAACGAGGCGGCGCTATCCGCCCACGAAGCGGTCTGTGCCGAGCGATACGCCGGCATTAACGCACGACTAAAACGCATCGAACAAATCTTAGTGGGATCGGCTGGCTTTATTATAGCGACCATGATCGCACTACTAGTAAAACTACACTAATGAATAATGTCAGATCAATTTGGATTTTTAGAAGGAGCAAAATCTCTTAGCGGCACCCTTGACTCCGCTAGAGGGGTCAGCAAAGAGCTGTCGCAAAGCATCGCTAACGTACAAAAAGAAGCAACCGACCTAGCCCAGCAACGCGCCCAAGAGCGCATCAAGGCGCAAAAGGTCCACGTCGACCAGACCATACTAAAGGCATTCGACGAGTTCAAGATCATCGAGGAAGTAAAGCGCCTCGAGCAAAAGATGAAGGCCGAGGTAATACGAAACTATGGCCCCAAGGCGTGGGATGACATACAGGTCATCAAGGCGCGTCTCTTAAAGGAGAAAAAAGAAAATGAAAAGCTGTTTAACAAAGACCTACACGAAATTCGTAGAGTTCAGCTCTACTGTTTTATCGCGGCTGGTGTCGTTGCCTGGTACCTTACGTGGGGCCATAAGGGGTAAAAAATAATGTTCCCAATCACAGCGCTGTTTGACATTGGCACAAAGTTAATCGACAAGCTAATCCCAGACCCAGAGGCTAAAGCCAAGGCACAACAAGAGCTCATCAAACTCCAGCAAGAGGGCAAGTTAGCCGAGCTAAACGCCGACATGAACGAACAGAACAACGTCTCAGAGCGTTGGAAGTCTGACATGTCTTCTGACTCTTGGCTATCTAAAAATATTCGCCCCATGGCGCTCATAGCGATCCTTGGTGGCTACTTTGTATTTGCGATGATGTCCGCTTTCGGACTCAACGCCAACGAGTCCTATGTTACGCTGCTCGGAAACTGGGGCATGCTCGTCTTCGGGGCGTATTTTGGGTCACGTAGCCTGGAGAAAATAACCGAGATTCGGAGTAAAAAGAATGAACCTAAGCCCTAACTTTACACTAGAAGAACTAACCGCCAGCGAGGTGGCACAACGCAAAGGGCTAGACAACACGCCCAACGCCACCGAGACGGCTAACCTAGTACGCACCGCAGAGTTACTAGAACAAGTCAGATCGCTACTAAACAAGCCGATCCTTGTAAACTCAGCGTTTCGCTCTAAACCAGTTAACGACTCTGTCGGCAGCAAGGACACTAGCCAGCATAGGATAGGTTGTGCCGCCGATATCAGAGTCCCCGGCATGACACCTAAAGAGGTTGTACAGGCCTGCATCGATGGAGGAATACCATTTGACCAGATCATTGAAGAGTTTGGCTCCTGGACGCATATCAGCGTGCCAAACACTAAAGACACCGCGCCCCGTAAGCAGGCGCTTATTATCGACAAAACAGGCACGAGAGCCTTTTCTTAGCATAAATTTGCATTAGTATATAGCAAACTAACGAGGAGACTCTATGTTACGACATCACCTGGCGGTGTACGCCTGCGCGATTGCGCTTGTCTGGGGCGTGTGTTTTCACGACCCCCTAGCTAAATGGGCCATGGCCAGCACCCCATTCCAGTGGGTTGCTGACTCAACCGTTGAACTAATTGAACACTTTGAGGGAAAGCGCTACCGCGCCTACCAAGATGCCGGCGGTAAGTGGACGACTGGCGTTGGCCACCTAATACGCCAAAAGGACGCCCATTTGCTCCATAGGGAGCTTTCTGAGGCCGAGGTGATAGGTATCCTACACCGGGACCTAGAAAAGTGCTCTACGGCCCTAGAATTGGCTTTAAACAGCACTCCTAAGAGGCACCAGATTGACGCCTTGATGAGCCTGTGCCATAACATTGGACCGGACAACATGGCACGCTCGGAGGTCGTCAAGCACTTTAACGACGGCAACGTGCACAAGGCAGGTGACGCGTTCCTTAATTGGAGCACCCCGCCGGTCCTTAAAAAGCGCAGACAAATAGAGCGCTCGCTGTTCTTGGCCGGGGCGTAAACACCCCTTATTTTGCATTAGTAGATATAGAACCATTAACCTGAAGGAACTAACATGGACGGCTTTAAATCATCACCAAAGATGCAGTGCTTCAAAGAAGGCGGCGCTGTTAAATATAAGTCACGCCACTCTGAAAAGTCAGAGATGAGTGAAGACATTGCACAAGACAAAAAGGTCGTCAAGAAGGCGTTTGCCATGCACGACAAGCAGTCGCACGAGGGCGAGAAGACTAACCTCTCCAAGCTCAAAAAAGGTGGCCGCATGAAGAAAGAAGGCGGTTGCGTTGGTCGCTACAAAGAAGGCGGTTCTATCAATATGAAGAAAGATGCCGCAGATATTAAAGACATCCAAAAGATCAAGCTATCCAAAACCAAAAAGGCCGCAGCTCCAAGCGCCGCTATGATGGCAGAGCCAACCCCTTTCAAAAAGGGCGGTAACGTAAAAAAGTATAACATGGGAGGCATGGCATCTTATGACCAAGCAATGCAAGACCCAAAAGCTAAAAAAATGATGCGCGATGCAAGTCTAGCTAGAACATTAAAAGCTACCCCTATTAGTGAAACAGAACTTTCAAGTATTAGCGACAGTGGCGCAGCAAAAGGTTTGCGCAACTACGGCCGCATGTATAAGCAGGGCATGGGAATGAAACCAGAGACCGCATACGAATACAAGAAGGGCGGTAAAGCAAAAAAGTGTGCTGAGGGTGGCTCGTTAAAATCTGTTGACGCAGAAGAGAACCCCGGCCTAGCTAAACTCCCAACCAACGTCCGTAACAAAATGGGCTACGCTAAAAAAGGCGGTGAAGTAAAAAAGTGTGCTGACGGCGGTATTGTAGACAATATTAAAGCCGTCGGTAAAAAAGCATACGAGAATGTAATGGGTACTCCAGAGCAAAACAAAGCAGCCGCCGAACAAGAGAAGGCGATTGCAGAAAAGGATCCATCTAGCTACGAGGCAAAGTACCGTAAAATGACTGGTAAAAAACGCGGCGGAAAGGCTTGCTAATATGCCAATAGAGTCTAAACAACAACAGAAGGCGATGTACGCCGCCGCGGCTGGTAAGTCAACCCTTGGCATTCCTAAGAAGGTTGGCAAAGAGTTTATCAAGGCCGGCAAGGCAAAGCCAAACCTACCACAAAAAGTAACTAAACGCGCATCCGGCAGAGGACGTTAATTTATGTCATACTCTGGTACAATTAACCAGACCAAGATCAACATAGATCAGTTGATCTCGTACGCGTATCGTGATGCTGGTAAGACGGCAGAAGAGATAACGCCCGAGTATATCGACGCTGGTAAACAGGCGCTGTACTACATCTTGCAAAACTTATCAAACCGTGGCGTTAACTTATGGTTGTTAGAAAATAAAGTCATCGGCGCGCCAACAAACGCGCAGTGGGTTTCGTTGCCAGAGAGCACGATTGATGTGCGTGAGGCGAACTGGGTTTATATTACCAACCCATCGTACAGCGGCTTATTGCCAGTATCAAACCCAAACGTGGTTAACTTGTTTGACCAAGACGCAAACGACACACTAGATCTTTTTGCAACTAGCTCATTGGGTAATAATTTCTTTGGCGCGGCGTACAGCAACCAGACACGTCTGTTTTACGTTGGATTTAATGCGTACTGCCCTGGCACAACGGCAACTTATACTTTAGACTTTGAGGTCAGCAACGACGGAACAAACTGGACGGTGTGGGAGTCGTTCCCATCCACCACACTGGCCGACCGTGAGTGGGCCTACTTTAGCATTAACGCCACCCAGCAGTTTTATTACTTTAGATTAAAGAACCGAAACACACTAGCAACATTCTCGTTGCGTGCCATCCAGTTCGCACAGAGCCAGCAGGTTATTCCTATGGCCAGACTAAACCGTAATGACTACTGGAGCCTCCCCAATAAACAATTCCCCAGCCAGCGCACATTGCAGTATTGGTTTGATCGTCTAATCGAACCACGCATGTACCTGTGGCCGGTACCAAACAATAACTACCAAGTGTTTCAGTTAATTATTGAGACACAGATGCCAGACGTTGGATCATTAACAAACGAGTTATACCTACCAAACCGCTGGATTGGTTCTATTCAGGCCAGTTTATCACACAAACTAGCTTTACAGTTACCACAGATTGATCTAAACCGTGTGCAGTACTTAGAGACACAGGCCACTAAACTAGAATACGACGCGGCACAAGAAGAGCGCGACAAGTCGCCAATTTACTTCCAACCTAACTATAGCTACTATACACGATGAGCGGCGCATACGTAATGACCTACACCAACCTGGTAGAGGACGTCCAGCGTTATATGGAACGTGACGACGCCGGGTTTGTTGCACAGATACCTAGCCTAATTGGTTTGGCCGAAGCTGCAATTGCGGCTGAGTTAAAGTCTCTACTACAATTAACTGTAGTAGAGACCACATTGCCCACCAATGTAGACGTACTGGCAAAGCCAGCCCGTTGGCGTAAGACGGTGTCAATGAAGGTTAACGGCGCGCCTATGTTATTGCGTTCACAAGATTACATTGCACAGTACCAGTCACAATCTAGCAACGGACAGCCAAAGTATTACGGAGAATATGACTACAACAATTGGAACTTTGCTCCCAAGCCAGACCAAAGCTACCCAGTAGAAATTATTTACTACAGCCTGATTCAGCCGCTAGACACCTCTAACCAGACTAACTTGTTCACGCGCGAGTGTCCACAGGCAATGTTGTTTGGTACTTTACTACAGGCCCAGGGTTACTTAAAGGCGTTGGATAAGTTGCCGGTTTGGAAAGCATACTACACCGAGTCTTTAGCTGCGTTGAAAAAAGAAGACAATTCGCGTCGTATTGATCGAAATACTACGGTTCAGGAACCATAAACCATGCCAATATTTACATCACCGTTTACCGGAACAGTCGTACAGCCAACCGACGTATCGTACTACGCACTTAGTTTTAGCGCAAACGTACAGCTCTACTGGCCCGCCGTTGTTAATCCAACGCAAGTCCCCGCCGCGCGTATTATTGACGCCACACCATCTGTTGCCAGTTTAGTAATTACCCTGCCAGAGGCAAACCAAGGCACCACCGGCGCGGATATTTTAATCCGTAACTTTGGCGCCGTCGCGTTCACTGTTCAAAATTTTGGAGGCACCGGATCTGTTTCAATTCCCGCCGGCGTATCTAAGTACTTCTACCTATCTAATAATTCTACCTCTGCGGGTGTCTGGCAGAACGTTACGTTTGGTGCTGGCACATCGTCAGCCGATGCCGCATCATTAGCCGGCGCTGGTTTAGTGGCTCTTTCTGGCCAGCTAAACACCACACAAAACATTGTTGAGGTGTCATCTCCCCCAACCATTACCAACGCCAGCCGCGCTAGCACATTTGTTTGGACTGCCGGTAATAACACAATTAACTTACCAACGGCAGCCAGTTTAACGGGTGGTTGGTTTATTTCGTTTAGAAACAGCGGAACTGGCACGTTAACATTTGCACCACAGGGCACGTCATTAATTAACGGTAACGCAACATTAGACATAAACCCAGCGGAGTCTGGTTTTATTATGTTCCAACAATCAACGGGTAACTTCCTTACCGTTGGTTTGGCAACACCATCGAATGTTACATTTACATCATCAACATATGATGTAGATTCAATCATTGGTGGCACGTTTAGCTTAGTGTCATACGCCCCAATTATCCAGACGTATGTTGCATTATCTGGCACACGTTCGACTACTTTGGCTGTTACCTTACCAGCCACAACGCAATTGTATGTGTTGGTTAATGATACCGGCCAGGCCGGGTACAACATTACGTTCCAAGTATCTGGCAGCTTACAAACACCAATTAGTTTACCAGACGGTGGAATTGCTTTGGTATTAAGCGATGGTAACTTCTTGTATGTTATCAGTCAATCAACTACCAACGTATTTTATGCAATTAACGGATCTGCCGCGGCACCATCACATTCATTTACTAGCAACACTAACACGGGCATGTACTTAGTTGGAACTAACGTGCTTGGTCTATCAGCCAATTCAACCAATATGTTAAGGCTTGATAATACCAACACGCTAAGTCCGCAGGTATCAACTCCGGCGACATTTACCGCCGGACTAATTAGCGGTGGGACCTTTGTCTAATGGCTGGGGAAAACAAGCTACCGGACCAGTATAATCTGGTCTACACGCTTGGCGTACAGCCAGGCATAAAACGAGACGGCACAATATTTGAGTCACGGGAGTTTAGTGACGGAGAATGGTGCCGTTTTCAGCGTGGTACTCCTAGAAAAATAGGTGGCTACCGTGAGCTGTTTGCGACGTTTACTGGCATACCGCGTGGTATGATCGCCAACTCGTTTAATGGTGTTAACTATGTATTCGTTGGCAACCAATACGGTTTAGAAGTATTTACAACAGGCACTACCTTTGGCGTTGGCAGTGGTCCGCTTACTGTAAATATCTTACCCGGCTACTCACCATTTACATTGGTGTCAAATACGGTTAGTCAGTTTGTTGTGGCAACCAATGTCACCGCAGCGTTCCCCGCTGGCATGAAGGTTATCTTTAATAATAACGCCGCCACACAAACAACAGTAATTAGTTCATCGTACACAGCACCAAATACTACGGTAATTGTAACAACATCAAGCATTGTTGGAACCCCAACAACGGTCTCCTTGTATGATGAAACATTTACAGCCGACCCAAATCTGTTGTGGCAGTTTGACTTACAGTACTCACCCGCTGGCGGATCGTTACAAGTGTTAGCACACCCAGGCCAAAACCTAGCAAACATTGACAACGCTATTCAGACCCAAGTGCTAACGGGTGGTTTGCTACCAAATTCTTCGAACCAGTGGAACTTCCAAGGGCTGGCAGACACTGGTGGTCAAAACCCAACCTATCGCCCAATTATGGTAGATGGTGGGGTGTGCGTATTGTATCCTTACACCTTTGTGTATGGGTCGGATGGGTTTATTGCCAACAACAACGTTGAGACCAACACAGACTTAACGACATACAACCAACAGACAATTACCGACTGGAATGGCCCAACAGCTAACCAGGTCAACATGGCCTCGTCTAAGATTGTTAAGGGCATACCAGTGCGCGGCGGTACTAACTCGCCGTCTGGATTATTCTGGGCAACCGATAGTTTAATCCGTGTCTCGTTTACCGGCGCGGATCCGTTGTACTGGCGCTATGATATTATTTCTAGCCAGATCTCCACCATATCATCCTCGTGCTTTGTTGAGATGGATGGAATATTTTACTGGATGGGTGTCGACCGTTTCTACCAATACAATGGTGCGGTCTCTGTACTGCCAAATGATAAGAACGTAAACTGGCTATTTGACAACCTCAACTTCGTACAGCGCCAAAAGGTATGGGCCACTAAAGTACCTCGGTATAATGAGATCTGGTTCTTTTATCC